TGTTTAGAGGTGTATCAGGTGGATGGCGTTTTGGTGTTTGGTATATACGACCACAATCATTTTGTCATAAAGGTATGGCAGATACATTTGCAATTTATAAACGTTCTAAAGTATGGAGGTCAGCAGCATGACTATTAATAATTATTTAGTAATAATGTTAACAATAGCTAATGCAGTTATTTGGACTTGGGCTTTAATGGAGATATTATAATGAAATTTGATTTTAGTGAAAAGGCTATTTTAACTCATATTGAAAATAATTATAAGTCAGTTATTAATGCTTTTTTGACCACCCCTAAGCTTGTATCTCTTTCAGTTGAACAACTATATGCTAATTATGTAGATGGAGTTGTTATAAATGGTCATGGCTTTGATGTAGTAAGAGGTTATATTAAAGATGAGGTAAAATATACAAGTTCAGTTCAACCAAATAATGTATTACGCGTAGGTGGTCTTAAATCTAAAGAAGGCATGAGTGATAATCTAGTTATTATTGATGGTGTAAATAATAGAACATTTATAATTCCAACACAAATTTTCTTTGATAATGCTGATTTAAATCATGGTGCTAATGTTGAATTTCGTTGGTCTGGTTCTTACAATGAAACAGATAAAAATAAAATTGATAACACAAATTTATTATTAAAATATGAGGAAGTATAATGAGATGGGCTAAAATGACAATTGAGGCACGAGGCTTAAAAGGTATAAGATTACGTTCATGTAGACTATGGTTAGATGCTACTGGCTTTCACCCATTTCTTGACCAAGACGAATTATTAAGACCAGATATGCAAAAATCTATGGGAGTACCATTTAGTGAATTGCCTAAGGAAGCTTGGGATGTTATGGATAGGTATGATGCTGAAAAAGCAAGGAGAAGTGAATATGCCAAATGAAGGAAATACTTTTAATTTTTTGCAGTCAAGAGTATTAAGAGCTCTTAGAGACAAAGTTATATTAACTGACTGTGATGGAGTTCTATTAGATTGGGAGTACCATTTCTATAAATGGGTTTTAGAAACTCATGGTTTAGAGCAAAAGCAAAGTATATACAGTGTTGCCAAAGCTTTAGACATTCCATGGAAAGATGGTGCTAAATTAATTCAAACATTTAATAAGTCTGAATACATGAAGACGCTTTCACCTCTTCGTGATGCTGTTAAATATGTTCGCAAATTACATGAAGAGCATGGATATTTATTTCATGTAATTACTTCACAAACTGATGACCAACTTGGTCAAGCATATAGGAAAGAGAATCTAAAAAATGTCTTTGGAGATGTGTTTGATGGGTTTACTATACTCAAAACTGGACAAAATAAGGACAAAGTTCTTATGAAATGGGAAGGTACTGAGTGTTTTTGGATTGAAGACAAAGTATCAAATATTAAGATGGGAAATGATGCTGGTCTTGAAGGAATTCTAATGGCACACAATTGGAATGATGATTGTCATGACGAGAGAAAAGTCAAGACATGGAAAGAAATTTATAATATTATTACAGGAGAATAAATGGCAAATTTAATAACAACTAAAGAACAAGAGACTGCACACTTACGTAGCAAATCTAAGTTCTATGTTGCTGGTTGGGTTGCAAATCGCGAAAGCGAAAACCCACAAAAATTACCTAAGGCTTGTAAAGGTGATAAAACCGTTGAAGAATGGCATAAAGAATACCTTACAGGTTACGGCGATTCACTTGCAAATGGTGAATGTTTAGCAGAACATTACTGCGCTTAAAGCCATAAGTCGAAGATTAAAATGATATAAATAAACCTATATCACACGATACATAATGGCGAAGGTAGAAATGGAGTTAGAAGCTTTAAAAGCTAAACTACATCACATCGGAATGATGGGACAATGGTACCAACGCTATGATATATCTAAGTCTGCTCAAGAAGCAAAAGAAATAATTGAGGATATTGAGAAAGAATTAAATAAGCCTCATTTTCTTGATCGTGGATGGCCAAGTGGTAAAAAGAAATAGTGGAGAAAATTATGGCACTGTTAGAAGATATTGTTGATTTTTGTAAAAAGGAATTGGAGATACCCCAAGAAGTTTTAGTATCTGTTGAGGTTGAAGATATATCAGAAGATAATGTTAAAGGTTGGACTACTGATTCTGCTGAAGATGATGAGTACGATATTGAAATAGATACACGTCTTGGTTTCAAAGAAACTATCTTAACTGTCTGCCATGAAATGGTACACGTTCTCCAACTACACGAAAATCGTGAGCTTGATGAAAATGAAGCTTATGAAAAAGAAGAAGTTTTATATAGAAAATATATAAATAACTCCTAGTAGTTAATCCCTACTTAAAAAAGGATTTTTTTGTTTAAATAAAAAAGGAAATAATATGTTTAAAAAACTACTAGTCGCGACGGCGGCAATGGCAGTATCTGCAACTACGTTTGCTGGTATTAGTCTTTCGGGTTTATACGAGGGTACATTAGATTCACATGGTACGTACGCTCAAGACATTCATACTACAATGAAGGGAACGGCAGGTGCGTCTAGCGTAACCGTTGTTCTTGATAAAGATTTCAGTGTAGATGACATGTGGGTAGAGAGCACAGCTGGTGCATTTACTCTTAAAATTGGTGACTGGTCAGGAGATGATCCTGATTCAACGAAGATTGGTGTAACAACAACTGTTGGTGCATACACAGTCGGACTTAGCCAAGTATCGGGTGGTTCAACAACTATCGATGCTAGTGGAACAATTGGTGGTATTGCAGTTGCAGTAACTGATGTTGCAGCAGAAACAAGAGAAACTACTGCATCAATTACATCTGGTGGAATAACTGCTAAAGTGGTACATAATAAAGTCACAGCAGGACACAACATGGAAGCAACGGTTGGTACAACGTTAGCTGGCATGGCTCTTGAAGTAGTACATGATAGGAATGCTGCAGCAGCAAATGACAATCAAGTATCAGTCTCTCGTGTTCTTGGAACTTTAGGTACTGTTAAAGGTACTTATAATAAGACGGACGCAGCGACTCCTGTTGTCACGAAAACTGTAGAGTTAACTCGTGGTATATGGACAGCTTCTTGGTCACAGGTTGATAGCGCAGACGCTACAACTTCGTTGAAAGCAAGCTTATCGTTCTAAACTTAGTGGTATGGTATAACTAAGTATCGAGGCTTTCCTTATTAGGCCTCACTAATGGGGGATATTATTATAATATTCCCCATTTCTCTATGTACATTTAGGTATAAATATGTTATAATAGTACTATGAATGAATCGCAATATAGAGTTCCCCTTGGTGATGGTAGAGTTAAAGTAACCTTATGGCGGAACTGGTTAAAACACAAATTTGACAATCCTGATTTATGGTGGATGGAGGAAGAACCTCTACTAATATTTCCTGATTGTATGAGACCAATTGAAACCACAAAAGGAGAAGATGATGACTGAAATGAATCATAGAAAATTAATGGGCGAATACTATAAAGATGATGGTAGTGTTGCTAAATTATATCAAGTTATAAATGGAATGGATGGTGAACATTCGTTCTTTTCAATAACATATAAAGACCCTATGGGTACTCGTATTGCAGATGAAGATTTTAAATTTAAATCTTTAAGGTATGTTGAAGATGCTGCAGAGAATTGGGTGCTTGGGGTTAAACAATTATTAACGGAGTAAAAAATGGCAAGTTTCGATTTTGGTTTTACGCTTGTAGATGAAGATGAATTAGATGTTGCAAAGGAAGTAGCAGCATCTTCAGCATCAGCATCAACTGCGCAAACAAAGCTAGACAATTTATATAATGCTATTACACCATTGCTCAATAATCTTAAGGCAAATCCTGAAAAAGAATATATTAAATGGCCTAATAGAGTTGACAAGGTAGAAGCATTTGAAGGTCAAATATTAAAAATTTATAAAGGCTAGCTGTTTACTTTTACAGCAAAGTATGATATAATATAACTATATTTAATCAATTAGGAACTACATTATGGCAAAGCGTAAGATGAGTGAAGAAGCTAAAAAGGCAGCAGCTGCTAATCTAGCTAAGGCAAGAGCAGCTAAAAAGCCTGCAGCATATAAAAATATAGCTCCAAACGTGCTGGCATTAGAAGATGACAATGGTTTATCTGTAGTGAGCGTGAAGCAGTATTTAAAGGCCCAGAAAGAGAAAATAAGTGACTTGAGGAAGGCTGTGCATCGAAATGAGAGAGGTGCTATAGCTAAGTTAACTTCCATTCAAGCTTATGTGAGAGGGCTGAATCAATACTTACGTGATGGTATGTACCCTTTTGATTTTTATGGTGATAATGAAGAATTTAGATTATACCATACAACAATTGCACATGCATATCACCCAGATGGTTCATTAAAAGTTAATTCTGAATTGCAAAGAATGATCGATGCTGATAAGGGTTATGATTATGAAGAAGAACAAGTATGAGTGAAGCTGATTTAAATAAAAAAACATTTTCACGATTGGTTGAAACATATGTTAGAACTCATAAAGATTGTCCCTATATGGATGCAGTAATTCAGATATGTGAAAATAATGAAATTGATTTAAGAGATAGTAAAAAATTAATCTCAAAAGAAATAGTTGAACATGTTGAATTTGAAGCAAGGCAACTTAATTTATTACAAGGTGGTCAGCAAACACATATATTACCTCAATGAGAATGACAGGATATGAAGCATTTATACTACACCATGCCGTTAATCTACATTTTAATAGATCTTACGATTGTTGGAAGTATAATTTTAAAACTAATGTAACTGAAAAAACATATTGGAAAAGACCAGACAAATTTCAGCTAACAAAAATTGGTAAACGTTTTAAAACTCGTGATGATATTATTTTGTATTTTGCATCTCATCAAATTGCTGGTAATAAATACACAGGAGATATGATAAGAGATGAAGATACATATACACAGTTTTTAAAGCGTATAGATAGTATTAGTTATTTGTTTAAAAATGAATTAGAAGAAATTTCGGATGTAAAGTTTGATAAGCTTTTGGAAATAGAAGATACATATCCAAAAATTGTCCAGCTTCATCTTGAAGGTACAGTTTCATTAGAGACTGTATGCATTATAAACCGCTTGACTGGGTTTATAAACAAGGCGAATAAACAGATCACAGAAACTATTTTGTGGCCTGATTTATTCAATAAGATATCAAAGTATCAATCTTTCTTAAAGTTCGATGATAGTAAGATGAGAAAGATTATATTAGATGTCTTTAAATGATACAAAAAAATATAAATTAATATAAAATTTTAAAGGAGATACAACTATGTCATTTCAAGACTTAAAAAACAAAGCCGGTGCGATAGATAGCAATTTACAAGCTGCGGCTTCAAGCACCACAGAAAAGAAATCATACGGCGATGATCGTCAATGG